ATGCAAAAACCAATTAAACGTGGCAATGCTTGGCGCATTCAAGTCAGATATAAAAACCTTCGCGATTCTGCAACAAGAGACACAGCTCAAGAATGTGAGCAATGGGCGGCCGTTCGTTTGCTCGAATTAAAAGCTCTTAGCGAAACACCGGACTCAGAAAAACCTAAAGCCCCTTTCCCTTTTAAGTTCCTGTTCGAAAAATACTATCAAGAGATTGGAAAACATAAGCGCGGTTATACTTATATTAAGCAGCAGCTTAACGCTATTGAATTTTACTTTGGTGAAATGGCTTTTATGTCAATTCATGATATTACACCGCAGATGGTGCTTAAATGGCGCAATGACAGATTAAAAGAAGTTAGCTCAGGAACTGTCCAAAGACAGATGTGCCTATATTGTTCGGTTTTTAATTATGCAAAAAATGAGCTTTTTCTTATTTCTGAAAATCCGTTTGCAAAGGTTGCGAAGCCAATTAAACCAAAGCCTAGAAACCGACTGATTGCGCGACATGAGATTAATGAAATCTTGGGTGCATTAAACTATAAAAGAGAAACGACACCAACGACACCGGCGCAATATGTTGCGTGGGCTTTCCTTTTCGCAATGGAGACTGCAATGCGTCGCGGGGAAGTTATCGGCATTACCTGCAACAATATCCATAATGATTATATTCATTTACCAATCACCAAGAATGGCGATTCAAGGGATGTGCCTTTATCTAATGAAGCACGTAAACTTTTAGATTTAGTACCGCACAATGACCGCGTAAAACTGATCCCGCATAATGACAATTCTTTTAGATTGTGTTGGCAGCGACATTTAAAAAAAACTAGCTTAAGTGGTTTGGTACGTTTTCATGATACACGACACGTTGCTATTACTAATTTTGTAAACCAAAGAAAACTACCTGTTGAGATTCTTGCAAAAGTTACTGGGCATCGAGATATTAAAACTTTAATCAATACTTATTACAATCCGAGCGCATCTGACATTGCAAAAATGATGAATGCTTAAAAGATAATGCAGCCTAAACGCTGCATTATTTTATCGGATTAATTTTTGTTTCATTGAAAAGGGCCATAAATCTAAAAATAGAATTATAGCCCTGATGATAAAAATGCAAATGACTGTGCGACACGGTTAGTCGTTTTAATTGTCTTCAGCCGCGAAGATTAGGTTCTCAGCGACTCGGTTTGCCCAGCCTTTGCCGTAAGTTGTCCATGTGCCTAATGATGTGTAGAACTTCAGTCGTTCAGCAGCTAATTTAAGTAACACATCGTTCACATCCATTGCTTTAACTGCTGCAATGGTTTTAGGACCTATAACCCCATCATCAGGAACGCCTGCTACCTGCTGAAGCTCCTTAATAGCACGTGACTTACCTGCATTAACAGCAAAATCCCAAAGCTGATAGACAACCGCTGGATGGAGTTGATCTGCGCCTAGCTTATCCCACCAATCGCGCTTATAGATTTCCTTAGCCTCGACGATTGTTATGTTTTTGATATCAAGTTTTGGGTACGTATTTGCAGCTAATCCGTATTTTGTACCCAGTAATTTACCTACACCGACTTTGCCACCTGTCCAATTACCAGGATCATTACGGTCTGAAGAATAACCGCCCTCATGACCAATTAAACGATTAAATGCTTGCTCGAAATTCATTTGTCATCTTCCTTCTTTTTGTCACTTGAGCCAAAATAAAAACCTGCCACCGTAACTGCGATACCGAACATATTGCCGAGCGCAAAATTCAGCATGTCTTTGTTATCTTGTGGAACTTGTAAAAAGAACAGGAGAATTAAGACTAGGAATGCTGATAAAACGATGATGTAGGCTAGATATGCGCGCGTGTTGTCATTGTTCATTTTTTAACATCCCTTTCGATTTGTGAAAGTCTTGCATTAGCTGCATTGGCATCTGTATCAATACGAGTCAATTTAGATGTGTGGATGGATGTTTCTTGTTTAAGATCAATAATTGATGAGCCAAGCCAACCCGCCATGCCTATAAGTGCGCCAGTTAATGCGCCGCTGATCCAACGAACAACATTTAATCCGCCGTCTAGACTGCTAGACTTGTTTTCTAAAAAGCGCACCTTTTCATCTAGCCGATCAATTTCGCGCGCGTTGTCTTTACCTTGGTTAAGAATCACAGCAAGTTGTTCAGATTGACGCACCTGATTCTCAGACAGAGATTTAAGTTCTGCCTGAACTTGATCTATTTTTTTTTCAACTCTTACACCGTATGTTTCCTGTTCAGACATGGAAAAGCCCTTACCCGTTTTTGATAATTTTACGGACAAAGGCTTGTTGAGTATCGATTTCTGTTGACAGGGGCTAAACCTCTAATTTTGACAACCGATACTCAAAACCTGCGTTTACAAAACAATTCAACTCTTCATATCGAACCATGTATATTTCTCCTGCTTCATGATTATCTGAAGATTCCCATGCCTCATAAGTCACAACCCCGTATTCGTGCCAATCAAGACCATGGTCCGTAAAGCATTGAATGATTTCTTGCGCAATAGCACCGATGTGGTATCGAGCAGCATTGTTCCCTTTCTCGTCTACAGCTGCATTTAACTTGTATTTTCTATAGAGCTTCGAACAAGCTATAGCGCAATTGATTTCCTGCTCGTTTAGTTCCGAAATGCCTGTTTTATATCGTTTATCAGACACAACTGTTACTGCATTCTGTGAATAGATATTATTCCAAGTCAAAGAACTTGATCCAAGCGTTCTCGATGCTGTCACTCGCGGGATAATTGAATCGTCATCAGTAAAAATTGTTCTGAAAGATGAAAAATTTGATGAACCCTGTTTATATCTGATTCTTAATGCGCCTTGCCCGGTATTATTTGCAGTCCATATCGGGATCGCAAGTTGAGCAAGAAGGTTATCCCCTGCGTGTCTTTTTGCCGACATCTGGTAAATTAAGTGTGCAGTATTTGGGTACGGATATTCTAATGCAGCAGTTGCAGCGGCTGGCGATGTTTGAGCAGCAACTACGGTCTGATATGTATTTGATAGTTGTGTTAAAGAAATATCAGTTGGAATTGCGAATGCGTTAGAACTGTATGACTTAAATGTATCTACAAGTCTTCGTGTTTTAGCTGTAGCATTGAACCACTGACTACGCCCACCATTCGCTGCATACTCATAAACATCAAGAGGTGTCTTCATTTCAATAATACTGCCAGACACATAGTAAATATCAAGACTGTTATAAGTCTTGTACTCCGAAGCTTCGACAAAGTTTACTATTTGAGACGTGTAACTTGAGATGTTGTTTAGCTCTAACTTACAACCACCATCTACACATGCAAATGCAGCAAATTTACTTAACTCACTGCGCGTTTGGTTCGATATTGAGAATTTTGTGTTATTGAAAGTAACTTTCGATTCGTTCGATATTGAAAGCAATGTGTTTGTTTGTTGCCACCAAGTTGTCTCATCCTGAAATTTATTATCCAAGATAAAGTTGCCCAGATTAAATACAATGTTAGAGCCGTTTTTAGCAATAAGATGACGAGTTGTAATGTGTTCACACCCTGCATTATTGATAATCATATCAGTATTATCAAATACATATATAGAACTACCGCCATCTTGCATATGGCTTACTTTATCTGCTGCACAACCCGACATTGTTGAGTATTGATAGTTTTTAAACCAATACGCATTTAGCTTAACACCTTCCGCGTAACATCCGATCATATTGTTAGACGTGCCATTAGCAATTAGTGTGCCGTCACTATCTCCAAATTTGAACGATATATCCGAGTTACGGACATGCACATTAATCCACGAGCATAGCCATGAATCGGATGTTTTTACACCAATACTCACATCTTCAATCAAGAGATTAGAAAAAATAGATCGGCATAATGTGGGTATGTAAAGACCAATAGAATTAGTTAAGCTGCCAGTGTACTTTAAAGAAAAATCGGAAAGCCTTAATTCTTCACAGTATGTTGTGTTCGGTCTGTCTGCATACCCAATTAACACCGCATTTTTATCTAAAACAGTACGTCCAGTTGTCTTGTCATGTACCAAACTCAAGACGCTATCATCGCCATTTTTAACTAAACCGCAAGACCATTTACCAACACCTTTAATCACTTTTGATACAGGAAACCATACAGGTTTTTTGGTGTAGTAGTAGTCGTCTAGCAGTGTTTCGCCAGCATATAAAAGTGCTTTTTGAACAGCGTCAGATGAGTCAAAACTCGTGTCATTTTTACCACCCGCATGAGACGGGCTTACAGTACTATTTTCAACTTGTAAAACCCAACCATTGATACACAAAAATCCATCATTCTCATTAGAGCGAGAAGCAACGTAAATACGAGTTCCACCCCCCTTGTATGGCTGCGCTAATGCGAGGTTGGTAGGCGCATAGTAGCCTTTTACATAAACAGTCCGACCATCCCATCTTAGAAGATATTGCAAATCTGCAATGGTTTCTACAGTTGTTATAAACTGTACGCCTAGGATAGGCTCGCCACTAATGCTAGACACTAAACCATCAATATACGCTTTTAGCTCATTATCCCTTGCTTGTGACAAAGCATCGTAGTTAATATCCGCAAGGATTCGCGATTGCGCCTCGGAACTAAGCAAGTGATTCCATTCTTGTAAAATTGCGGTAAGCTTATCTAGCGAACGCTCGATTGCATCTGGGTAGAAATTATCGTAGTTAGTAATGTCAAGCAGTTGATCTATCGGCGTTTGGCCTGCGACATAGAAAAAAGTCTGATCATTTGGGGCAGTATTAAAAGTCACATACCCGCCCATTTCATCTTGATTAATATTAACCTGATACATGGTTTTATCCATGTCTTCAAATTCTGTTCCTGTCTTTACACGTACAGTTACGCCGTTTTCATCTTCTTGATCAAAAACGCGAAATGTAAAGTCAAAACGAGTATTTGTACCATTCCCAACATACAGTTGGCTTAGTCGGTCAGATACTGGAACTGTCATTTGCTCACCAAAATAAAAAGGCCGTATTACTACGACCATTTTATTGAAGGTGCTTTATGAATAGTTGGTAGCAGGGTGAGTACTGTCAACAGGCTTGATCAATCTTCTGGCGCATGTTTTCCTGTAATGCTTCCGCGTGTCGCGTCGTAAATACTTTCAGGCGCTTCTTTTTTACCCTGCTCTATTTGCAGCCAATACCCTGAAGGTTTTCCTAAAACAGCAAACGGAATACCTGTTACTAAAGATGCAGTATTTAAGAAATCACGTGCGGCTTTACCCTGATTGACTTCTTTATCATCGTCCATTGCGCGTCTGGCGTGTTGAATCAAAGACAATCCGCTATCACCCATACTAAATACTGGCGAGGCAGTATAGCGGTCATTCATGACGTTATCATCGGTATTGCTAATTGCAGCATTCGCTACGTTGCCCGCATACGGAACAAAAGCAGCTAGCATCTTGAATTGAGATAAAGCTAATTTCGCACTTAGATCATCCCACTTGCTACCATCATCGTCACTATCTTCAAGCCCACCTGCGAATATCACACCGAGCAATTCAGATAACATAGCAGGGATTGAAACCATCATCAAAGCAACATAGGCCAACCGTGGAGATGCCTTAACCCAACTGCCGTTTGTTGCCTCAAGTGCCAACTTAACTTCTGTACTTGATGTATTCCAGACCATATTGAACCAGTTGTAAAACATTAAGAACATACGTTTTGCGGGCGTCCCCCGTTCCAGATTTGAAATCCCTTCGGGGGACATATCCGTCATGTATTGACGAATGACCGCATCGGCCGCATGTACAGCATCGTACTGATCTAAACCTTGCTCAATGTAATGGTTGAACGCGGCTTGCCATGAAATAGCTTCCATTGGGCGTTGAATGGTTGTCTGAAGCACGTAGGCGTGTTTCATTGTAAAATCTTTAACTGTTTGGTACGCGTTCTTTTGAAAAATCATTTCATCTACTGCATAACGATATTCATCCGCAGCACGATCCCATCTTGTTTTCATAAAATCGGACATTTCCATAATCTGATTTACCATACTTTGACGGGTAGCTACTGATTTGAAATATTCACCTTGTGCTTTTATAAGTAACTTCGGCGGTACCGCAACCGCAACTTGAGTAAACCCGGTGAATTGTTCAATTGCGTTTTTCAAGTTACCAGCCATAATTGCAATACCTGTATTTCTACGCAAGGCTTTAAACACATTATCTAGGATCTGAATGCCTGAGCTTTCATCTACCGACTGGTTTGCAATTGCTTTGAGCCAAGGGTTAAAGATTTGTTTTGTGGCAAACGGCAGTACTCGTTCAAGCTCGTTTCTAAAGTCTTTATTCAATAGTAATCGACCGATCTGGCGGATATGTAATTCAAGATGGATATAGCGGAGTTCTTTATCCAGATGGCTTGGTAATCGGGACAGATCAAGTTCTAGCATGTCGCTGTAGCGATCAGCACGCGACTTGGTGAAGTTTGCACCAGTTGTGGCAATATCCAGCGCTTGGAGATTGTTTTCTGCCAAGTTCTTATCTTGAATGCGGTCTTGCTCATTGGAGCGAATTTGATCATAAGCAGCAGGAACATACCCGCCTTTGTATTCCCCAAAAGGCGTCATGATTGGCGTGGTTGGCAACTCATCGAAATAGCGACCGTTGATTTTTTTATGTGTGATTTGGGCCTGCTCTTTATAACGATCAAACAGATCCCACATCTTTTGTACAGTATCCATATCTTTTTTAGTGATGGTACCTTCGGCAATCATACGGTTAAAGAACTGGTCCCACGCGCTAAAATCTACAGAACCGTCTTCTAGGCGACTGCCCCAACCATAGCCAATGACTAAACGTTCCTTGTTACTCATATTGCCAGTGTGCAAAACGGCATGAAGTAGCGCTTGTTTTCCTACAAACGTATAGTTGTTTAGTTCGGGCGCTGCAATCTTAGAGCTATCAAGTTTGCCGAAGCCTTCAAATATTTTGACAATATCATTTAGCATTTTGGTTTTTTCAATACGGTAATTGCTCAATGCGTCTTGCATTGGATTGATTAAATATTCTCGGTATTTGCCGGAAACGCCGCCGTCTAACCATGTCACAACTTGATCAACACGTTTTGCAGATGCACCTAGTTCCATAAACTTAGCTTTGAGTTCAGCAGTTTTATTACGCCCTAATAAATCTTGCTGAATCTTCTCAACCGACTTTTTACCGCCAGATTGCTGTATCAATTCTTCACGGACTTGTTCACGTTCAAACGCTTCATTGGTGGTATGCCAAATTTTGTTTTCGCGTGAACGATGCCAGAGCGTTTCGACCACAGCCACGACTGCGTTAAATTGTTCTAAAGTAAGATTTTTATAATCTTGATTTTCTGGCAGCGCACCAATATTTTGAATTTCAGCATATGTGGTCGGATCGTATTTGCGGATCAGTTCTAATTGCTGCTCGTAATTCGTCGATTCACGTCCTAAACCGTATTTACCCAATACACCACGAGCAGCGGTAACAATGTCAAAATCACGGCTTTTAGCCAGTTTTTCATTATTACCAAAAACTTTCTTAGCTAGATCAAGACTTTTTTGTACTTGATCTTTGGCATCGTAGCTATATTTGGTTGCAAAAAATTGAACAAGTTGGTTTCGCTTGTGGCGGGCGGCTTCTACCGTATCGCCTTTTTTAAATGCTTCATTTGCCATGCGACCTAGCCGTGCATCATCTTGCGCACGAACATGTGGACGGATATCTTTAATTTTTTGCCGTTGGACCATATCACGAGCGATGTTTTTTGCTGCTTCGTTTAAGGCTGATTTTCGACCAAGCAAACCATTCAGTGCTGCCATTTCAGCAGACAACATACGCGCACGAATGTCGTTGTGTAGTGCCGATTCTACTGCTTCAACAATACTTTGCGGATCGTAGAACTCTGAATACTGCACAGCCATACGCTCATCGGTCAATTGATCGATACGTTGCTTAGGAGTCGGTGAACTTAATAAATCTCGGATAAGTGCGTCACCACTTTCGTAGCCAAACATCTCGGCAATTAGATCTGGATTTTCCCCTTTGCGTTGAGCAAAACCATAAGCACCTTTTGAGATTTGTTTGTAAATTTCACTGTCTTTGCCGTACTTGGCTTCGATCCAATCAAGCGACAATTTACCCTTGGTCGTCAAACCTTCAGCATATTGTTGCAGAATACCCATATCCTGCGCATAGCCTAAAAGCTCTGCGTCTACCTGATTTGAATACTGCTTATTGCCGATCAGTTGTTCAGAAAATTTATCTTCGAGTTCACGTGCATCAAATTTACCATTCTCGTCTTTGTTCAGGTATCCAAATTCTGCCAAACGCTCTGCCATTTCCTCGATCGACAAACCTTTAACTTTTGATCTGCTTGAACGAACAACAGGTTGATTGCCCACACCTGATTTAATCGATGCAGGTTGATCGATACCCCAAGTCGATTCGACTTGCTCTGCGTCAAGTCCGCCTAACTTCGCAATGGCCTCAAACAAATTGTCTTGTTCGGGTTGAACCTTTTTAGGGTCGGATTTAATCTTCGGATCAAGTGGCTGACGTAGAAAAGCCATCGCCTGATAAACTGGCTCTTGCTGCACATCTTTGGTGATATCTTTACGTACCGCTTCACGTTTTTTATTCGCCTCACGTTGTAGCGTTCGTAAATACTTAGTGCGCTGTTTTTGATACCAGGAGAGATTTTGTAGGGTCTTTTGCTCTAAAGTATTAATGGCAAGTTCAGTTGCTATTTCATGATCCTGACGCATTTCATCATAATCTTTTGGTGAAATGCCTAAACGCATCGCATCATCTTGCTTGATGAGCATTTCCAGATTGTATGCCGCTTCTGCTTCTTTAATCGCGCTCTCTGATGCAAGCATACGATCCATAACGCCAGTGATGTCTGCGTTCAATTCAGCGCGATCATTAATATCTAGAAATTTTTCAATGTTGCGATATACCGCGATCATAAATTGACGGAAGCGATTGAACACTTGTTTAAGATCAATACTTGGTGCTTTACCTGTAAACACATACTGTTCAAAGGTTTCGGCAAATTTTTCATGCACTTCGGTTTTTTCAGCATCGGTAAAAAAATCCCACTCACCGATGTCGGTGAAATCTGTTTTAGCCCATTTTAAAACCGTTTCCATATCCTGACGAATTTGGATAGGCGCATCGGGATTCGTTGCCAACTGCATATTCATTTCAAGAAAATGATGCCCAAGCTCATGCACAAAGGTTGAGAAGTCAGCATTCTTGTTCAATAGAATATTTGAACCAATCCCCCCGTTAGGGAAGATAATAGATCCACGCGTACCTCCATTAGCTTGCTTGTAATTGTTGCTTTGCTGATCTAAAATTGAACTATGCCCCCTATCGCTTTGGGCGTTAGGTTCGATGAGGTTAAGCGTTTTTATAATGTTTTTAACATCAGCCGTAGGGGGATATTTACGCATCGATAGCCCCGCTAAGTCTTTTCTTTTATTTCTTACTTCCTCTACATATAGCAACGTAGCATCGTCATATTTCTTAATATACGCGATTTGTCTTTGACCGTAGCCATTTTGACCCGCATTGGGGATTAACGTATCAAAATTGTCTAGTATGTCAGGTATTCGAGCGATGTCGCTATCAAGAACTGCTAGTTGCCCCCTTGTTTCTTCAATTTTTGAACTGCCATGTTGTTTATAAATATGGTTGAGTTCACTTTTAGAAATTGAATGAGAGAATCCTTTTAAATCAGGCAAACTATTTAGTGCCTTACCATTTAACTGGCCAAACAAGACAGCTCGATTCAAAGAATTATTTGAATAAATATTCGCCGCATCCGAACCACTTCCTTCAACCATGCCTTTAGGCATCGCCTCAGGTAAGACCTGTTTATATCCTTGCTCGGCATTATCTTGCAAAATCCGAATTGGGTAGCGGTCAAACGCTTCCTTAGCATTAATACCAAGTTTATCGCCCAAGGTTGTATAGAATGCGGAAGTTAATTCTCCCGCAGCACGATTATATTTTGCATTGAATGTTCCAAGTTTACTCAGTTGGTTTTGTACCTCTGTTGCTACTGACTCGCTGGCATCTTCGGCGGTCTCAAACTTCGCCTGCTCATCCAGATAGGCATCTGCTTCTTGGCGCATTTGCTCAGTAGTTTTAGCAAGGTTTTCCTGCGCTTCGCGAACAGTCGGCATATCTGGGCTTGAACGCACATTTTCAACGAATGAGGTTGCATCATCCAATGTAGACATGGCTGAAACAAACTCATCAATTGGGATTTGTACAGTTCCATTGAACTCTTGCGCATCTCCGAGTTGATCTTGCAAACTTGGAGCACGAGAAAATAAATCTTCAGGATCAATATCCCGATCACGGAGTAACTGATTAAAGGTCTGTCCATCTATATACACCTCATTGACTGCGCCGTGTTCTTCCACTGCTTGTCGTAAAAAATCCTGACTTGCAGATTCATCACGTTGCATGGTTTTGGTTTCTTTATTGCGGTCGATCAGATTGCTTAAAATCGAAGCAAACGTGGTTGATTTGACTGCATTTGATTGTTGTTCTTGCTGTATTTGTTCTATGGCTAATTGCGCTGTGCGTTGGTTACGGACTTTGCCAGCCGACACAATTGCAACTTCTGGGGCGGTCATTGCAAGCCCTAAAACCCCCTCCAAAGCCATCTCTACAGGATCGGCTTTTTCGTCCACGGCATCCGCTGCACCAACAACGGAATACATACCCGCAGCAGATTGAATAACCGCTTGCCCACCTACTGTGCGCAGCGCCCCACCAAAAGAAACGGGTAACAACAAACCACCTAAGGCAGAGTATTTTGCAGACCCCCAAGTTTTAGCGGCCGCATAGTCAATTTGCTCTTGGCGTGTTAAGAATTTCTCCCGTGCTTCAGCCATGTTTTGACCGTACGAAGCAACAGCATCGGCAGCACCTGCACCCAAACTACCTTCAATGGCAGCCCCAGTTAATGCGGCCCCTTTTGCCAAATTAGGGGCGTATCTTGCAACACTTCTGGTAAGCGTATTGGACAGTAAACTCCCTGCCCCTGCACCTAAGCCAAAACCAACCAAGCTCGGTGGTAGCTGTTCAGCAGTAAATTCACCTAACAACCCTAAATCGGCATTTTTTAAAAATTCTTGCGTAGCCCCTAAAACGCCTGCCTCATTAGTTTGTGAGGCAAGCTGCATATCTGCTAAGGCGTTGGACATCTCCGCGGATTGTGGTACCCGATTCTTATACAGTGTAAAACGGTCGAGCATTGAAGAATCGCCTGTAACAGCAAACTTCACCGCGCCCATGGTTTGCCATAAGGATGCATAACCGCGTTTGGTTGCATTCAAATATCGATTGCTTTGATCCTGATCACTGGCAGGCTCTGCGTTTGCGGTATTTTCAGCCCAATACTTTTCATTCTCCATGTATTGTTTAAATCGCGCAGCTTGATAAACACCGTATTTTGATTTGATCTCCTTAAATTGTTGCTCAATCTGTTGATCAATTGATTGCGGGATAAGAGGTTCGTTTAAACTCGTAATAAGTTGGTTAGGTGTTTTAGGCTTAATTGTGGTTGCAGGATCTTCATATAGACCCATCTCTTGAAGTTTTTTCTTTTGTTCTTTTGTCGCGCCTTTTGAAAATACTTGTTGAATATCTTGGTATCCAACAACCTGTTGCGGATCCGCCAAATAAGGTTTGAGTAACGATGTTTTATCGCTAACCTGTTTCAATCCCTGAAAATCATCTAGTGAAACCGCAGCATTATTTGGGTTTAAAGCATAACGACCAAGTACGGGATCACTTGCCACAACATCGTTGATTTGTTTTTGTGTATTTAATTCTTCTGCTACAGACACCAATTCTTCTGGTGTTTCTGTCATTTTATTATAATCAAGACCTATCGATTGAGCAGCTTTACGCGCACGTGCTTCTGTATCAGCAATTTGAGTTGGATTTTTTCCTTGGTTAATTTCAAAGAGCTGCCCGATTGTTAGATTGGTTTGGTCAGACATAATAAAAACACTTAAGACAATGATGCTTCAATCTTAAATGCTCTTATGTTTTAGATAGGCGTTTGCTGTTGACAGTCTAAAAAGTTATGATATTTTTACGATAAAACTTACAACTAATAACCATCCTATGAACAAAGTATTGCTTCTATTTTTGACCGCTTCATTATTTGTTATTTCGGGCTGCAAATCTGCAAAAATTATTGAACAAAAAGGGATAACACCCCCAACGATATCTACATCTGAAAGTATTGAAAAAGCCATCAAAGAAGGGATATTGGCTAATTCAAAACGCGGATGGATTGTAGAAAAATCAAACAACCATATGGTAGTAACAGGGGCCCATATCCGTAACCACTATTTGCAGATTACCTATTTTTACGATACAAACAATGTTTATTCTAGAATCACGGATAGTCAAAATTTAAGTCAAAAAGATGGTCGAATACATCAAAATGCCATTAAATGGAAGCAGGAATTAGACAACAAAGTGTTTAATCATGTTTCTCGTTTATAAAAAAGATATTTGAACTATAAACAAACATTATGTACTAGGCATAGATTATCTGATTTATCAGAAAGATCCTCTACTTTGGATAACAAATCCTCTTGTCTATGCTCTAATTCTGATATTTTTATTTTCTGTTCTTCAATAGTTTTCTTATTATCAGAAATAGCTTGGGAATAATCTTCTGTTGCTTCTACAGGAGATTCTAACTCATCAATACGGTTACTTAAAGAATCAATGTCCGATTGCAAAGCGATGTTTTTATTAAAAATATAAACAGATAACACTATTAATAGAGATGTTAGCAGCATTTGAATACTAGCTATTATTTTATCCCTTGCCATTTTTTTTAAAACCTCCTACGCATCATGGAATACCACGCGTTAATAAATTCAGAATCAGTAACCTTGTCTGGATTACGACCCTGCATTTTAAACATTTCAGTTATCTTATCGCGCATTTTGACCGAAATGTCAGATTTTTTCTTCACTTCAGAATACATTCGATTTGTTTCGGTATAATCACTACCGATTAAGCGGCTGTAAGTTGAAGTCACGTTGGTATTGATATTTTTAAGTACCAACCGATTAATTTGCTGCCAAGTCAGACTGCCACCGTTTTTGGCTTCAGCTTCTCGCAATGTCTGCATAATATCCGCTTTTACAGCGTTGTAATGTAAAAGCTGTTCTTTGTTTTTGGTGTCAGTAATTCCAATGGTATTTAAATAGGGTTTAAGGGCTAAAGCTACATTGCCATCGCTAATAATATAAGATTTTTCTTTTGGCGCTTTTTCGCTTTGTGGCTTGTTCACTTCAAGGTACATCTGAGTAACAGCTTTATAATCCGCAGGCGATAATTTATCAGCATACTGATGAATCACGGATTGTGGTTTACCTTTAAAAAGTTCGTTCTGGTTCAATGTAATCATAGACAGGGTTACTGGATCCGTTTTTACATCTGTATAAATGGATTTGCTAAATGCTCTTAAACTTGCAATCTGGTTGGGTGCTAAAGCCGATACATCCACAGCAGGAATCTGATCATAGGTAAACTGCCCCGCTGCAATTGCTTTATAGTAATGGTCATATACCTGGGTTTGCTGATCTTTCTTAATTCTATCTTCCGCAGTAAAACGTCTATCAACAGCAGATTGCGCCTTTTCTTTAACTTCAAGCGGAGCATCGCTATTCCAAATAGCATCATATGCCTGCTCGCGTGTCTTTTGCGGTTGTTTGCTATATCGACCTAAACCATCGGTCAACCAGTTGTCCATCCGTTGTAGATAGGCACGAGTTTCGGTTGCAGGTGGTTGCTGCCCTTTAAGCACTGCTTCTGCTGCTTTTCCTCCGCCATTATAGTAAGCTGCAATCACCATGGGGTCTTGGGTCTTGTACTTCTTGCTCACCCAATCTACAAACTCTAAGGCAGCATCAATCGTATGGACTGGATTGTTAATATCCCTTTGACCATTTTTATTGAAGTCACTCCAAGTTGCAGGCATAAATTGCATTACGGACTTAGCACCTTTTGGGCTAGTTTGGTCGTTATTTGATTTCTCACCTGCTAATCGAATCCCAAGCAACAAAGGCGATGCCCATTCCATGCCTTTCTGCTTTGCGGCATGCACGGTATAAACATCGAGCCGCTGATCATTATATTTAATCTTCTTCATTTGATCAGGACTTAAAGCACTTAGTTCTTTTGCAATAGCTTCCGATGCTTGCGGTGGGGCGTTCAAGGCAGGATTACTATATTCTTGCGCACCAGTAGTGGCTTGGTTAACAAGCAATTCGACTTGCTGATCTTCCCATTTTTGCCTAATACGTTGTTCTACTTTAAATCCGTCATTTAAAGATATTTCGTCTTGATATCTTTTCTTATATTGCATTGCTGCACGTAAATCACCATTTTCAACAAATGCACTGACATTAGTAATGTGCGCTTTTGAAACGGTTTTTAGATAGATATTCTCTGCTTCGGTTGCGGATTTACCATCTAGCTTGATACTTTGATTAATGGCTGCTTTTAAATTATCTCTATTTTCATCAATAATGGTGAAGTCCGCAGGGTTTTCATTAATATTCATCACATATCGATCAGCCGAAGCAGAATAAACACTTTGCTGATAAGTATCGTTTTCTCGAACAAAATAACTTTGCAAATTACCTTTAAAATTTAGTGCGTCGCGCTGTGCAACTTGATCAAACATCTGACGTTGACGAACATTGCCGAGTTTAGATGCGATTTGCCCAATGCCGTCATTGTATTGCCGTTGGTAATAATCAACAAAATTACCCCCTTCACCGTCATCAAAACCTACAACGTCAACGCCTTTTTTATTGATATAACCATCGTTTTCATCGTTTTGTAATCTTAGTTTTAGCTCGGCAAGTTGGTTCTGCGCATCCATGACACGCACGCGGTCAGTCTGATCTTGATAATTGATGTAGGCATTTGCTACTGCATTGGTAAGTCCAGCAATTGCATCAGTAGTGCTTCCCACCATCTGAGCAGCTTCACCCGGTGAAACGCCCCCTTGTAATCGGGCGTTGGGTGCTTGCCCTTCACTGACTTGTCGATTAAATTGAGGAATTCTCATAGTTATGCCGCCGATCCAAACCAGTTCCAGTTATAGTTTTGCCATGAAGGAGATGAGGTATTGCTATATCCTTCTGCACCCGACCACGTTTTGTATTGATTACCGCTATTCATTTCATAGGCTGGGGTTGCAGTTGAAGATTGCCCGCCATCCATCGGGTTTCCGCTTGGTGTTCCGCCGCCATACATGGAAGCAAATTGTTCGCCTGCTTTCATAAATGAGTTAAATAATGGGCGTACAGATTTCGCTTGCGCGCGGTAAGCATTCGCTTGATTGCGATAATTTGTTCTTTCAACTTGATGCCCCCAGGACTCAAGCGCAGCATTGTATTTAATGTTATCTATATCCGCTTGCGCCATCATTTCTGTGCTTGCAAGAATGTCGATAGCGGATCCTTGCGTGACATCAATACCATTTTCTGCAAGCCCATTGATTTGACTGGACTTAAAGGCCCCAACGTTTCTTTGGTAATCCGTGACCGCGTTACGCCCAGATTCAATTGCGCCGCGTGCCTGCATATCCGCAGTTGTCGCGTTGTATTCTGCAATTTGAGCTTGGTTTTTATATGCATCCTTCTGGGCTTTTAACTTTGAATAAGTCATGATGCCTTGAACGGCTGCAACCGCTATGGCGGCATAGATATTCCCACTCATAAATTTGCCATTTCAAATGGATAAAACAACTCTCCATTTGCCCCGTACGGTTCAGCATCTTTAAAATGAAAACCCATATGTTTTAAATATCGTATTGCTGCATCATTTTTAACATGAACATGGTTCAAAAGAACGCTGTAATTTTCTTTCAATTCCTCAACAATTTTTAAAGATTGTTTATAGAATTCTTTTGGAAAAATAGAAATATGATTGGTTCCAATTAGCCATGGGCAACCTACGTTACCAATTAGACTCGTCAAGCCTACCCCCGCAATGAAAAGCAATTTACCGTTCACAATAACCGCCCAACTGTCACGCGAATATTTCACGCTCGTTTTGACAATGAAGTTGTAGTCGTCGTTAAAGTATGCTTTTAGCTCGTCTTTATCAGCAGGACGCAGATTTTCAACAAGCAAACGAATATCGCGCTCAGTCGGTTTGCGTATCTCTATATTTGTTCTGGTCATTTAAAATCTACCTCCAAGGCTAATAGCTTCATAGGTAAAGGTTTATCATGTTTTACTGTAATTTGAATATCTCGGTCGTATGTACTGGCAACAGGGATTTGTACAATTCCTGAAATTAAATTAAGGGGTTGGCCGTATCGCTCTAAACTTCTTGGCTTATATTCGGTGATTGGCGTTGCGATTAGCGTATCTTGATTGGTACCGACCTCAATATTTTGTGTGCCTAAGACACGTAAATAAGCTTGTGTGGCCAACTTGGGTTTTGTTGGGTTTGCTTGCTGTGAGTAAAGCGGCAAAGTTTGTACTTCACCCTCATAATCAAAGCCGATCCAGATGCTAGATAAAGCACGATCAAGTTTGATTTCGCCGTTTGTGACTACAGTGTCAGGCTTAACACCACCGTCCGCAAAAACAGATACTTTTTGCCCTTCCAACCAATCCAAACCTGTTAGAATTTTGGTGGGTTCACCTTTGTACTGGATCGAGCTGTCAAGCAGACAATGGTCATCAAGATCGATCTGCTGACGCATGAGTAGGCGTTCGATAATGTGAAAACCGTTTCGTTCAATCAGCGCATATAAAACAGTTTGATCATCTTCAGGTATCGCAGCAACAGACAAGACATTGCCTTTTGTTTCATGCTCTGCCCATGCCCAAACCTGTTGTTGTGGTTCATAGGTCAAGGAGAGCAAAACACCATCGTTACGAACGAAATAAATAATATTGATCGGATTTCGGACAAGCGCACAATCAATAATTTTCATCCCTTCAAAAAGGTGAGGACACATAATTGATAGATCCATCACTTGGTAAGAAGTGTTGTAACCCTGTGCTAAAGAGATTTCATGCACATGGCCCGTTTGATCTGACGAAAATATTGCGGCTCCACCGACCTGTACAGGAGTAACATCATTCGCCCCAACGTAAGATTGAGGATTGACGCTTACACTAGAAGCGGTCACTGCACCATCCGCCGAAAGCTTCCAGACTGCACCACTGGTTAAAACCATCAGGTCACTAATCGGTACAAGATGCTTAACGCCGTTACCATCACGGGCGGCAAAACGAATCTGAATTGAGTCTGTATCCTGCAACGGAATGTGATAGCTGAAATTGTCATCCGTTGCGGTTCTTGACATTCGAAGCCATTGAGGTGACTTATATCCACCGCCATATACTTTTCGCTGCCCGTGATACGCAACTGCGGTCGGGTAGAATTCAAAAGGATCTCGAATCAAAGGGGGCGTAATTGCCCCGTTCGTTTCAATATAATCGTCGGTAAAACTTAATTCCGTAGTTTCACCTATGTAACTCGCTAAACCAGATCTTAATTTAAAAACATTGTACCGGGTTGCCCCCGTAACTGCTTCCCAAGTAATCGTGTTGTAATTTCCTGATAGTGTTAGGTCATTCTTTAATACAGGTGAACGCGCAGATGCTGCGGATTCGTTTTCCTCATTCACAGCTGTAATTTGGTAAATATATTCTCGCTCAACATACCCCGTTTCGTTCGCCTTATGCACCTCCCCCTGCACATTTTGCGGTGGTGTAATTCCATACCCTACTGTGACAACTTCTGTAACCCATTCGGTCGCACCCTTCCGAATGATCTTACGTGGTGGGTAGTTTGGATGCGTGATGGTAATCACGTCCGCAGATTGTGCATAGCGTAGCTGCATTAGATGCTCTACTGCATAAGGCAAAGCAACTTCTAAAGGTTGATCATTTTCGTTTAACAGCATTCCACCATCGGCAAAGAAATTAACAGCCCCAGCGCGAATTGCTAAAACAACTGCCTGTTCTTCGCTAAAGACAAACGGAACTAAGCGCATAATGCCGAGCGATTTATCGTAATGGTGAACGTAACGAAAGCCTGCGCGATACGTCAGACCGCCATATAGCTCAACATAAAAGTTTTTACACTTGGCAACACCAGATTGGTATTTTGCTTGGTCAAAACGACCAAACATCTCTGGTGAAACAATCCCGCCATTAAATGAAAACTGCATTATCTCGCCTCAATCATAGACCCTGTAAAATCAGGACGGTTTTCAATACGATGCTGCTGTAAGTCAATCCGAATCGCTTCTTGCTTTTCGCTCAAATACATCTGCATCATGGCAGCTTGCTTTTGCATATCATTGGTTAAAGGCCCTGCGATGCGCGCTGCTAAAAGGTATGACAATGCAATCTTAAATTTCTGGGGCATGAGTGCTAAATCTTTCACATCACGCACGTACCTTAAAACTGGGCTGCTATCAGATGTAAACAGGTGGTCACCTTCAACATAAAAACGACTGCCAGATTCAAGTTGAAAGGGGCGAATCATGTCACTTGGTAAAACAAAACCTGTACCGTCTACGTATCCAGCATCTACATTTAACGCCTGACGATATGCAGCAAATGTCCACTGGTGTTCGTCATCCAGTAATTCTTGTCGGCAAACCGGGTAATAGGTATTACAAAGATTTGCCTGCGGTGTTCGTTCTTTAAGATCATTAACAACATAGCCCTGTGCAAGATGCGACAGGGCTAGATTGCAAAGATCAACAATTGATCTCATAAAGGATTACTCTGCGGTTAATTTCGCAATGATTTCAGCCTTGTTTTCGTCGCCTGTCAGCTCAACACCAAGTTGAACAGCAATTTCTTTCAGCTCATCAATTTTCATACGGCTGTATTGGTTAGTGCTTTTGTCACCTCCTTGAGCACTATCCATTTCTGTTTTAACAGGTTCAAACCATTTCGAGCCTTTGACGAGATCTTCGGGTACTTCAAAAATATCGTTCACCTCACGAAGCCCTTGATAAAAACCAACGCTAATCGCAACAACTTTTACCGTTTTAGACATTTGGCTTTACTCCTTAAACTGGAACACCAGAGCCAACGACTGCTTGGTAATCCGCACGCATGTCTGCCGCTTTACCAATCCATGCGCTAATTGACCCTGCCGTAACCGTACCTGTAACCGTATACACCAAACGAATAAAGCGTTTGGTGTTTGTAGTGACTGGGAAATACGCACCTTTGGCTAATTCAGCAACGCTAAAAGCTTTAGATGTTGAAACATCGGTGTATGTACCACCTTCGGTATCGCTATGCTGCAACTTAACAGCTATAGTGATGGTATTCGGCGCGATACCATGCCCTTTCAGACAAACAGGTAAACCCGCAGTACCAACGCTTTTGAATTTGGTATCTAACGTATTCGTACTATTCCCTGAAGCAAGGACCTGCTTATCAGAGAATAGTAAAAGGTAATCAACTAACATTTTTTATTCTCCTTAAACTACACGTGCTTCAGTGTTGAGGATAACGTCACAGATACGGATTGGCGTACCATCCCATGCCTGAATTTTACGACTACCGTCTTTACGGAAATCTTCCAGAGTTAAGCGAACATTTTTAAAGTAGTTCACTTGACTTTTAAGCGTGGTATTGACTGTACGGTTCATGTAGATCGAAACACGAGATGAACCTGCTAATGGCAACAACGAAAGGGCAGCATCAAGCAGGTCAACAAGGTTCGCACCTGTGCTTGCATCTTTCTTCAATTGTGTGACATCAATGTTCGCAATACGAACAACAGAACGCCAATCACGAACGGATAGACCTACATCCCACTGGAAATAAGTACGCAAGCCTTCATATCGACCGCCTTGAGCATCAAGCAAGGTCACTTGGCCTTTGTCTTGAATATCTAGGCCTGCTTTTGTTCCTTGTGGGTAGAAAAGATGCGTACGATCTTGCGCCCATTGCACAATGTAAATCGATGTGTTGTTCGCACCAGTGCCGCCTGCATCGATAATGTTTTGGGCATTTGCAGGAGCGACACCAGTTTCGGGATCAATCAAGTTGTTATAGCGAATTGCCAAACCGTTAAATTTGGAAACGTCGCTTGTGGTGTCGCCGTAGATGATGTTCTGCATGACTTCTTGAGATAAACCCTCAATGAAGGCGGCATCTTCCTCCATGCGCCATTGAGAAGCGTTAGGGCCTTGAAGATCGTAAAGTGTTTTATCGATTTCGGAATAGGTGGTCAACTGACCAGTGCTATCAGAGACTTGAACACGTGCAGATTTTTCAGGTTGAACACCGTAGTTCAACTTACGCCACGTGCCTTTTGGCAATCCAGTACGCACACTGGTTTTGTTTTGAGTGCCACTGTTGGCTTCTAGCACCACAGCATCATCGAGTAAATCTTGACGCTGATTCAGCACCTCAATGATTTTACCGACCTTAGTATTGGTACCTATGTTATGCGCAACGTCGGCTAAGGTCGGATTTGTTTGAACAATCGTAGGCATCTTCTAATTTTCCTTAAGATTTGTCATACCATACGGCCGCTGGGCTAACATTCTGTGTATTTGATCCTTGACCCGTGGTGATATTGTCAGGTTGCAACAATTTACCCACCTCAGTCATAAAACCCACTACATCAGGATGATTCCCAAGACCGCTCATATGTAGAATCTTAGAGATTTTATCGCCGCGCGGTAAGCTGAAGGCACGCTGCGCTGTCAACAGGTTGGCTTGTAATTTATCTCCGCCATATTCTGGATCCGCTTTAGCAGCATCCACCCATGACGCGATAGTTTTTTGCTGTTCCTGCACTTGGCGTTGCTGCATTTGAACGCCTAAGTCCACAAGTTTTTGCACCGCTTCTTGTGGCATTTTGAATTGCTGACCTAATTCTTGTAAAACTTTGCCATCATCAGGATTAAGTTCAAACCCTTCTGGCATTGTAAAATCAGTATAGGCAATTGGTTGTTCGGCATTTGAATCTTTACCCAAAAGCGTTTCTGGCTTCGTAGACTCTACAGGCGGTGTTGCGGGCGTTGGTTCCTGTGCTGTTGTGGTTACATCCGTTTGGTTTTCTACTGTAGGCGTAACTGCTGTCTCGGTTGCAGGTGCCGTAGTAGTTGCAGGAGCATCAGTCGTTGTCGCTGGTGCGTTGTTGTTCTCGCTCATGTTTCACCTTCTCATTTGTTTGTTGAATTTGTTCAAAATGGGTTTTCTGCATGTCAATCCATGCGGTGTAATCGGCTTGAGTAATTTCACCAAGAATAAAAAGCCCTGTTTCTCGACGGCCTTCCATAAATGCAAAATCACTCGGATTCGTTCCAGATGCGTATGTTGGTTGGAAAACGCCAGAACGATTGACTAAACGCATCAAAAACCGCTTGCCGAAATCGGTTGCAAGAATCGATTTCAGGTCATTAATTTCCTGTTCACGCTGAGTGATCATCGGTTTACGAGCCATCAAGCAACCCCCTCACCTTGAAATGCAAGGTCAGATAAAGCACCTGTATCGACTTGACTTGCTGATTTAAGCGCATCCGCATTCTGTTTGCTTGTAGCAGCTTGTGCTTGTTGTAATGCTGCCTGTTGTGCGACTTGTTGCTGTTGTGCACGTTGTTGACGTAATTGATCGACTTGTTGTTGGTTACGGAAAACTAAAGGTGACGCGCCGATCACGCCTGCGTATTCATCCAAATACTTATCTGTATCGAACTTATCAAGCACTTGTGGATCAACTTGTGCAATCTGACCAACCATTGTTAATAAGCGTTCAAGCGTGGAAGCATCCGTAGATCGTTGAGCCAATGCAAGAATCGACACGAAATCAATCTTAATGTCTGCACCTTGTAATTGTTCTGGTGCTGTTTCACGTAAACGAGGATTGGTTTCCAGAACACGTTGAACACAAATTTCAACAAGTGGTCTTAACAACTCATCGATCTGCCGTTCAACTACAGGCCCAAGCATCAGCATTTTTTCCGATTTACGTTCATAAACTTCAGTTGCCGTCATTCGCCCTTGATCATATGCATCAAGCATTAAAAATAAATCAGTAAAAAATGCGCGTCTCACACGCTCTTGGCTTTGTGCAATGAGCGCAGCGATACCGTTCATATCAAACTGCACGTTCAACATAGACTGGACTTGTGCAATCTGGCTTGCAGGTGATGGGTTGTAATATGCAATACCGTTCGGCAAGGTTTCTTTTTCCTGTCCTTTTAAGTATTCAGGTAAAAGCATTGGTGGACTGACCTGATAATCAACACCCTTAGCAACTTGCTGGTGGCCTTTTTGCAGTGCGCGAAGGTCCCCTAAGCAATCGCTTGCAGGTGATTCGCCGTAGATATCGCTACTTGATACTGTCCAGCGGCCTACAATAACTTCAAAGCTTTCTAGTCCACTTTCACGTAGCAGTTTGTCGGTTGCCTTTTCCTCAAAGTAAACGGAAGCAAAAGGCATGTTTTTGGAACCAAAGCCTTTTGCATCATCCCGGGGGTAAATTGCATGGTGGATGGTGAACTCTTGCTCAGTGTTGTCGTTCTCATAAGCAGTCTTGACAGTATCAGAGACATTTTCTTTACCAAACTGCTTAATCATGTTTGCTGTAGTCAGTTTGAATTTTCGATAAATCCCGTTTGGTTTATTGAACTCATCGACTGTGATTGCAAACTCACCGAAAGACATCGGTATCATATCCATGAGATTTGCATCCTTTGAACGTGGCAAAAGCGCAGCACACGTACCGAAAGCACCCTCTTGCAAGTAGCAATTATGTACCGTGCGATAGACATTGCTTTTTGAAAACATTGAATAGCAAACATCTTGTAATTCTTTGAGCCACTGTTTGACCTGAATGTCTTTTTTCAAAAAAGGATCAGATGCTTCAATCACAAACCACGGTCTGCTCGGTGACATGGTTCCAGACAACATCCCTGCTGCCAGAACTTTCAACGAGTCTTTACCAGTGTTGTCTACAATCTTGCGCCATGCAGCACGATCATGCTTTTCCTGATTCTTAATCGCCTTGATTGCAACAGGTAGAACGTGCAATGCAATCTCAGCGCAATGATCATCCATATCGTTTGCACGATTCTGCCAAACTTTATCAAAGCGTTTTTTTAACTTCTTGATTGCATCTTCGTTCATATTAACGGCCTAATAGAGTTTTTTTACCCAAACGCAAATCTTCATCGTTCACGCCTTCTGAATCTGTGTACAACGTGTTTGCAATGCCGCCAGACATTGAGTTTTGTGCCTGTTGCACACGATCAATGGTTGCTGATGAATCCGCCGCTTTACTTTCTTGGCGAGTTGGCTGTGCTGGTGGTGCTTCGACTTTTACCGAAGGTGATCCCATACCTAGCCAATCGTCTGTAATTTTGTCCATGATTTTATTGCTACACATCTTTTTCGATCTCCGAAACGTTTTGCCCATTTTGACACTGACACTATTCAGATTGCCCTTTTCCTGTTGACACTACGCATATGGATCGTAATCACGCCGTGAGTTATTACCGTGAATCATCTGCATGATGTGACGTTTCGGTGTGTTGATCTGCGCATTGATAATCGCTGAACCGTAGTCAGGACTTCGCCCCAAACGTTTAACAATATCTTCACGCGATTCGACCTTGATGTTTTTACCTTGCAGATTCCAACGCGGTGCTGTCAAATCTGCTAAAAGCTCAGGCTCAGGCGGCAAAGCAATTACACTGCCGTATGCTGGATCTAAACTTTCACGGAATTGCCACCAAAGTTGCGAACGTAGATTGAAAAAGCTCAGACGACCAGAACGGTCAAACGCATTGGCTGCTTCACGCACATCGACTGGCACAACGTGAATGCCTGACTGATTAAGAAAATCGTATGTGCTTGCACCGATACCAATGACGTCAATGTGAATCGGTGCTTTATCGCGCACGTTGGCAATCGCAAATGATGCACTCGACGGTCCATCTGGTGAATCTCGACCGGGTAAAACGTTGGCCTTGTCATACCAATGTGCATAACGCGCGTAGCCAATGTTGTTGTCCTTGCCGCCCCGTGCAACGTCAAAGCCGTAGGAATCCATTTCGAAGTTGCCCTTGTGCAATAAGCGCATGTCTTCAAGTGGTTTCCAACGTGCTTGTGCTGCTTCAACCCATGCGGTTGGTATCACTTGCCATGGATCATCCTCAATACCTGCGCCAAAGTCGCCGTATAACATTTGAGACCTCAATGGTTCAGGCAATGCTTGCAACGTACTCATGTAGCCTGTTTCCATGTAGTACTTGTTGTCTGTGACACGCGCAGGAATGAACGTGCGTGATTTGGGCTTGATGATGTGTTCTGGCTTATAATCCGCTGGATCAAAATCATAAATAATTTGATCATCGAGTAATACAAACGGTTCTTTGCTTTCGACTTCCTGCTCTTTGCCTTTGATTCGAGCAAACCATCGCAATTCGCCTGGTGCAGCTGGGTTTGGGTATCCCTTTTTAATCCATGGTGCGAAGTAATCTAATACCCATCTGCCCTCTGCTGTGGTTGGTGGGTTGAATGTCAAAAGGCATTTAGGCTTGATACTGGCATCACTGGTACGGTTCCATCCCATTACAAACAGCGCTTGCGATTCGCGAATCTCTGTTGCTTCATCCAGTGCTTTAAGATCATGTGCACGACCTTGCCAACGCTTCTCATCACCTACATTGTCAAGGCCACCAAACTCTAACAAATGCCCTTTGCCCAAGTTCCAAGCGGATTTCTGTGAGTTATAACCGTTCTTGTGTCCTAAGATTTCTTCAACACGTTGCACAATGCCGTCTGTCTGTGCCTTTTCACGCCGTACAATCAGCACACGTTTATGTACATTGAGCGATAAACCTGCAATCAGATCCGTCTTGCCGCCGCCTGCCGCACCGCCGTAACCAATCACATCTGCATCAGAAATGTATGCCGCCATTTGTGGCCCTTCTAAAGGGAACCACACAGGCGCATCGGCAAGTAACTTGCAGATTTCAGCACGTTCATCGTCATCGAGCGATTCTAAATACAGCTCGATTTCTTGTTCGCTCATTTCTGCAAGTAGCGATAGGATTTCATCATCCGTGGTTTTGGTCATGTCTTGCTCTTTCTTTTTCTTGCTTCGGTTAAATAATCAGGCTTTTGGTTAGCTGCTAATTCTTTCAACTCTGTCATAAGGCTTACTATTTGACTAATAACCTCATCTTGAACCTTGTTATCTTCGAGAAGCCCTATAACTTCATATTTTATCGAATGTAGTCTCTCAACTCTTATTCCGTTAATTTGATTACTCATTCTTGATTCCCCTTGCAATATGGGCATTCTTCTAACACTGGCGCTTAATAACAACTGAGCTAAAGCATTTAGGACAGTCGTACCAAACACCTCCCCAACTCTCAGACTCACCATCTGTTTTTCTGTAAACCATTTGTACTTTATGAGTACTGCAAATTGGCAATTGCATTAATTGATTTATTTTCATTCTTCACCAACCCTTTCAATCCCGTGTATTGCCACAAATTTTTGTGCATTCATTGTGCCTTCTCCTTCGCCTTTTTCAATTTGGCCAGTGCAGCAAGTTTCTTGCTTGTTGCTTTTGTGTCTGTCAGCGGGTTGTCTGGATCGTTGCTATGTACCAGATGGTCTTTGAACATGCCTAAGTGTTTGCCCATATCAACGAGCGCAGCGCGCTTGTCACTCAACTTGAATTTAGTGCGCTTTACGTTGCGTGCATCTTCGCCGCGACCTTCTGTATATTCTTCGACAACAATCTCGCTAATCGCAGCTGCTTGGTCGCGTGTAAGCATTGAGAAATCAGTAACAGGATCACCGCCGTCTGTGATGGTGATGTAATCCAGCATGTTGCTAAATCCAATCTTTTCTAGCTCTTTCATCACTTTGTCTTGAGTGATTTTTGTGCGTTCTGCTATTTCCGCTTCGCCAATTTCAATGGCTTTTTGGATTTCAGGTTTCCTCAGGTTCTCATCACCAATTGAATATGCAGTTTTTGCAGAATACCCAGCGCGAATAGCGGCTTGCGTTGCGTTACGATCTACCAGATATTCATCAACAAACCGTTGTTGTTTTCCACGTAAAGCCATTAGATGACCTCCTTATAACAATATTTTGTACAGATACGACGGCACATCTCATGTGATATGTCGTACTTATGAGCCAATTGACGATAAGACAGACCAGCCTTATGCAATGAGCGTATGTTTTTGACATCTTCTTCAGAGACTTTTGGCAATGAGCTACGCTTTACCTTGTCCCTGACGCTGAATTCAGTAAGAAATGCTAGAACTGGCATCGCGCGCACCCTCCAAAGCTTTTTTACGGATTAAGAAAAGCCTGTCCTTTTTGTTTAAGGTCTTTAATCCACTTCTTTTTTGTACTATTGACTATCGAAGATTCACATCTTTCCAAAACAACCATGTCTACCGAAAAACCTTCCGATCTTAATTCACATAAAAACCTGTAAACGGACGGACTACCGACCATTCTCTTAAGGTCTCCTTGGTATTTTTTAACCGAATGTTTAGCATCCATACTGCTTGTGACCAAAACAATGTCTCCGTTACGGGGATCGACCAAACCGTAAACATCATTTTCAGAATCCAAATCCATAAAACCTCCAAATAACTGAATTTATTTAATTTAATTATTAAAAGTGGAGTTAGTGGAGTTTTATAGTCTTTTATCTATAAAGTCGTTGTACATATAAAAAGGATTTATAGAAAAACGGCTTTTATACTCCACTAACTCCACTCAGTAATTTTAAAAGCGTGTTGAAAATCACCAATTCGCAATATTCAACATGCACCACGTAAACATAAACATGTGTTTTACTGCATATCCGCAAATTCTGCGGAAACACGCACGCGGATTCCTTGAACAGCCATTCTGCCACCCGTACTTTTTGCAGATTTAAAACGACTTGCTAGGCGTCTACCTAAAGCACGGGATGACGGGATGTATCTCAATTCGTTACGTGCCTCAGCGTATTCTTTCCAGCTAATCCAGAGGTTTTGTGAAGACTCTCTATAATCGCCAAGGTCACAACATTCGTTAATCCAGTCTTTTAACAGGTCCATTTCATCGCGATATTCATCACGTGCGACCTTCGTCGCGGCGGGTTCGCTTAAGCCGTCTTGCTGATACTCAATCGCGCCACGCACTAGCCAAGCCAGCACGCCTTCTAATTCAGATTGCAGCTTTTCAGAACGGTTTGGGTCTTTAACAAGGGTTTTATCTTCGTCATAGTTCCGTTGAAATGGCAGCATCATCAAACGCCGCCAAATACCATGATCACCACCTTTGATGATGGGCTTATGGTTGGTTGGCATGACTACAGTCCATGTCGGCTTGAACTCAACCGATACCCGTGAATACAGGCCACGTGCAGTGATAGATTCACCGCCTGTCATGGATTTGACCAAGCCCTCTTTTAACTCCTTGTTTTCTTCTGGCTCTGCAACATAGACGAAACGCGCGCCGCGTAAACGAAGAAGATCTTCACGTGCACCCCCCGCATTGCTTCGTCCTTCGCCTAGAAATGTCTCTGAAGGCGTCATCTTGGCGTAATCACCAAGTGCTTTGAAAATAGTAGTAAGGACGGTGGATTTACCATTTGAGCCATCCCCAAAAGGGATGATCATTAGGTTTTCTTTTGGATTACCTAAAATTGCATAACCCATAAGACGACGGAAGAAATCAGCCATTTCCTGCTTGCCAAAAAAAGCATCCAAAACAGTCTTTTCAAACAGCGGGCATTTCGCCTTTGGATGATACTCAACGCCTGAACTATAAGTGATGAGCAAGTCTTGATTAGGTTTGATCAAGTCACCAGTGCGCAGATCGACTGCACCATTGGCACAGCCGAGCAAATAGATATCGCTATCCAATTCTTTGATAGGTACCAGTACGCGCGGATCTGATTGAGCAAGCGTCACCATATTTTTGACCATGAATGCTTTTTGACTCGCCGCGCAGAATTGATAGAACTCAGCACGCTGGGCATCGTCATCAATTTTTTTCGCTTCATCACCCATCGCCAATACTGTTTGTTTAGCATATTGCTCAACCACCATATTGACGCATTGTTCCCAGTACACCCCGTTCCACCGATACCAGGTTGATGTTTCAGCAACGAACATAATCTCGCTGCCGTAAGCATCAAGCATCCGCGAAGCATTACCGAATTCAGTCATCGGGCGTTTTTGCGCGTCGTCCAGTGCAATCTGGACTTTCTTGCCGCCCATTGCGATATTGACTTCGCGCGATGAGATACTGATTTTAGAGAGTTGCTTGAACTGTTGTCGTATCAGCCCAGAAAGTTCAGTGCGTAATGCCAAGTCAGTACCGGCAATCTTACCCGCCTCTTTGGCCACGACCTGTAACAGTTCCTGATTGTCTTTACAGTCAATGATTGTGGTTTTGATATCGGCAAGAATTTGACGTTTTTCAGCCCTTAGTTTCGCTTGCTTTGATTCACGACCCGTTTTAAGTAACCAGTGGGCACTAACGATGTTTGATCCTGTTGGATTAAACGTATTCCACTTGTATTCGAGTTCTTCAAAATTGGAATAGTTAGATGCGGTCGAGCTCCATTCATTCCAAAGTTCGAGAGCTTCATCACTACCGCTAAACTCATGATGTAAAGACATCCCCACACGAAGCCAAGTTTCAAAATCTTCATTGTCTATATGTTCTAAATATTTTTTTGCGTCATCGAGCGACCAACCAATGGTTGCAGTCGTTGTCATTAATAAGTCTTCTTCATCCTCAAGTTCACTTGAAGTCAAAGCGCCTATACGGGATTTACTATTTTTGACTCGCACAAGGCCATGTTCTTCCGCCATTTGCTCAAACATTGCAACGGCTTCGGCAACTTGCTCTTTGGTTAAAGTAGGCAGCGCATTGGCCGCAAACTCTGTCAATCCCCCAAAGAAGTCCACCCACTCATACGGTTTGCCCGTGTCTGGATGTGTGTGGTACGCAACGAACTGTTGCCCACGTCCAAGTACCTCTACCCGTTGTTTATGAATTTCTTTAAAAGGCTTATCGACATCGGCGGGATCTGCAAACCAAGCGGAAGTTGATTTACCCCAATGCGGATCCTCGGCGCGATATACCAAGAGAATTTTAGGTGCATTGCCGACACGCTCACAGCTCAACCCAAGATGATCACGGCACCAGTCCGCATATTTCTCTGATAGATCCGCATCGGTCACATCGATATCAATCGCACAGATCGGAAAAGGCCCCTGACCAGTTAGGATACCCACTCCGTGTTTTGCAAACTTTGGAATGTCACTTGCGGTAAGCCTTAAGTTCTGCCATTCATCCATGACAGGTCGTTTCATGCCCTGCTTAATAGGGATAATCATGTAGTGATTAGCAAGCAGGGTTTTGCCGTAGTCTTTGAAGTAATTCATTCGACACCGCCTTTGCTCAAACACCACACGCACCAAGCTGTTTGGACTGCGAGAACGCGAAAAGCATTTTCCGCAGTTTCGAAATCAAAAAGCTGGTCGCCATGAACGAAAACCAAGTTTGTATAGAACGCCTGCGCTTTGAACCACTTTTTAAATTGATCAGTATTAGATATGATTGCTTTGTCCGTAGGGGTTTCATGAATAGCCGTCATGCCGCCCCTCCTTCACTCTCGGTTAAATTTTCAAATTCACCTTCAAGGGCGTACCTCTCTGGATATAACAATTCCATTTCTGAAATTTCAAAATCAAAAAAACGAGATAAATCTTCTGCAAGCTTTAAAGAAGGTTTTTGCAAACCAGTTTCGATTCGCGATAGATTCCCTGCATCTGAACCGACTGAAATAGCGACTTCTGCAAGCGAATACTTTTTCTCCTCTCTGATTTTTCGCAAAGGTGTGCGCATCATGGTAAGTGCCTTTTCTTATTGAGTAACACACTTATGTTGCACTAAACGCAACTTTAAAACAATAGGTGTTGCGCCATAATTCATTGCGTCAAACGCAATATACATAATAAACTTTATCAATAATGTAGTATTTCTTTTATTTGGGGTGTGTTGTGAAAATAGGGCTAGGCTACGCGATTAAAACTTTGCGAGAAAAAAACGGGTTGAGCCAAGAAAAACTGGCAGAACATCTCGGAAAAGATAAAGGTAATATTTCTAGATATGAAAAAGGCAACCAAGCCCCCTCTATTGAAAGCCTAGAGATAATGGCTAAGGTGTTTAAAGTAAGTGTCTCTGACATATTCAAATTAGCGGAAACAAGAGAAGAAACAAACATCGCGCCTTTACCTAAACAAACGCTATTACCAGTGCTCTCATGGGTTCAAGCAGGACTTTTTAATAACGTACAATCTATTGATTTGACAGAAATATCGGAATGGTTACCCGCCCCCGATGAAGGTTTTGAATCTTGCTTTTATTTAAAAGTTAAAGGCGTTAGCATGGAAAAAGATTTTTACGAGGGGGACTATATCCTCGTGGATCCAACTGTTTCTTACCCAGATATGCTATCTGAGGATCTAATCATTGTTAGAAAAGGCACAGACGCAACCTTTAAACAGCTTGTAATTGAATCTGATAACTCCAAATACTTGAAGGCGCTTAATCCAAATTTTATACCAAACATCCTACCAATTGACGAAGAATGCCATTTTGTGGGGCAAGTAATAGACTCTGTAAGGCGTGTTTATAAAGCAAAAAGAAGATCCAAAATGAATTAAATAAATATTTAAAATAAATTCAAAGACCTGCATTAAATGCAGGTTTTTTTTATACCAAAAATAAAAAGTTGCACTTGACGCAACTATAAGTTGCGTTTAATTTATTAATCATGTTGAGCTAAACGCAACAAGGATAAATAAATATGAGCAACTTAAACCCGCAACAAGAAATCCGCGCTTCATTGTGCCAGCAGTACCTACACGCTGGACAACACGAAGCCTCACAAATCATTGCCAATGTACAAGCGCTTGAAGACTTTATTTTTGGTGGGCAAACGAAATCTGTAACTACAACAACTAAAGATGTTGAAGCAAAGGTCATTAAGTCTAAAGAGACTAATACAGAAACCAAAGCAGAGCCGCCTGCTGAAACTGTAGAAAAAGTTGAAACTGAGCAAACGGCAGAAACAGAAACAACCCTTTATACAAACGTGGAAATCCGCACCGCGCTTATGGGACTTGCTAAAGAGCACGGTAAAGAAGCCGTCGCTAACATCCTTTCAGCCGTAGGTGCGGCGACAGTTCCTGCAATTGCAGAAAGCGACTATCCAAAAGTGATGGCATTGATCGAAGCAAAACAAAAGGAAGCAGCATGAACAAGCACATCCCCTATGCAGATCGCAAAATCAAAGCAGTGTTCACGGTTCGCGAGCTAGTTTCTTGGATCACCGCCCTGCTCATACTGATTTTCTTGCTCTGCTTCACGTTGTTCAAACTTTACTTAGGCTAAAGGAAATCGGGCATGAGAATTACAGAAAAACTTTTATCAGAATGGAATGCGTGCAGCGATGGCAAGCGCACTTTCACACAAAAATTTCCTGAGGGCGCTGAGTATAAAGAAGTTATCGCAGCGTGCGATTCAGACGGACGCCGTGATTATCGCAACTGGATTTTTGTTCGCGCGTTTCAACATCTTGAAGCAAAAGAAATTGTGGAAGCTGAAACGGATTTAGTACCCGCTGAAATTGAGAAAGGACTTGAACCGCTTAAACTACTGGAAAGCGGTGAACTTAAAGAAACTGACTCTGTTTCTAAAGAAGACGACAGCCGACTTGCAGCATCGGGTCGCTACAGCCGACTTGCAGCATCGGGTCGCTACAGCCGACTTGCAGCATCGGGTTACAACAGCCGACTTGCAGCATCGGGTCGCTACAGCCGACTTGCAGCATCGGGTGACGACAGCCAACTTGCAGCATCGGGTGACGACAGCCAACTTGCAGCATCGGGTGACGACAGCCGACTTGCAGCATCGGGTGACGACAGCCGACTTGCAGCATCGGGTCGCTACAGCCGACTTGCAGCATCGGGTTACAACAGCCGACTTGCAGCATCGGGTGACGACAGCCAACTTGCAGCATCGGGTGACGACAGCCAACTTGCAGCATCGGGTGACGACAGCCAACTTGCAGCATCGGGTGAAAACTCAGTAATTGCCAGTAGTGGTCTAGGATCTCGTTTTTCTCTTGGTAAAGGCGGATGCGCGGCAATCCCATATCGAGATGAAAACGAAAAAGTACGCTTTGCTACCGCTTATGAAGGCGAAAACATCAAAGCCGATACTTGGTATGAAGTAAACACTAATGGCGAGTTTGTGGAGGTTAGTCCATGACTTCACATGCAAAATTAAGTCCGTCATCTGCACATCGTTGGTTGCACTGCGCGGGCAGTATGATTCTAGAAAAAGATTTGCTCGATTCTACATCTGAGCATGCGGAACTAGGCACAGCAGCGCACTACTTAGCCTCGGAATGTTTAGAACAGGATAAAGATGCAACAGACTTTCTAAACCGCCGAATTCAAATCACAAGTGGTGTTGCAGTTTGGAAAGATGAAACAGATCTTGTAGGGCAATCTTTCTTCACTGTCGATCTGGAAATGACAGAGAACATCCAGAAATATCTAGATGCAGTTCGCTCACAGGCAGAAGGCAATCAACTACTCGTTGAACAGCGCGTTAGCTTTGGATCATATATCGATGCACAAGATGCTTTTGGTACTTCGGACGCCATTATTCTAACGCCTGATGAAATTCAGGTACACGATCTGAAATATGGGCGTGGCGTGAAAGTCGATGCTACTGGCAATGAGCAATTAAACCTTTACGGTTTGGGTGCGTTAGATGAATTCGGCGTATTTGGCGATTTTAAAAAAGTTCGTAAGGTGATCCACCAACCACGCATCGGTCATTATTCAGAAGAAGTTGTCACTGTTGAACAACTTGAAGAATTTGCGAAAGAAGTGAAGCAATCCGTTTCTTATATTCGAGCTTTAGAAATCGGTCTTGAAGATGGTGATGGTGGTGCGATTGCCGATTTCGAAGGCTCGTTTAATCCTGGCGAAAAACAATGCCAATGGTGCAAAGCCAAAGCCGTTTGCCCCGCACTTGCCAATCATTTAATGGAGACCATGCTCGGCGAGTTTGAGAATCTGGACGAGGTTGATTTGCAAACTGTCGTACCTGAAGCCACAGCGCAAATTGTCTCTTATGAAAATGATCGTTTAAGCAAGCTTTACGCGGCTATTCCTTTGTTTGAGAACTGGATTAAAGCCGTTGATGCGGCGGTTCACGAGAAGCTGCATGCAGGTGAAGTTGTACCAGGCTTTAAGCTCGTTGAAGGCCGCAAAGGTTCACGTAAATGGTCTGACGACAAGGAAGCAGAAGAACTATTTAAGTCGATGCGCCTCAAAACTGAACAGATGTATGACTTGAAAGTGATCTCGCCGACCACGGCAGCCAAGCTGCAAAAAGAAAACATCATTGGCCCGCGTCAGTGGTCGAAAGTTGAAGCCCTAATCACTCAGAACGACGGTAAACCTACTGTCGCAGCTGAAAGCGACAAACGTCCTGCACTGGACATGACACCACAATTTGAAGATTTAACAGCATAACGGAGCTACACCCATGAAAATTCGTCTAAACAATGTACGCCTTGCATTTCCTGCTTTGTTTGAAGCAAAAACAGTAAACGGTGAAGGTGAACCGGCTTTCTCTGCGTCTTTCATTCTCGAAAGCGACCATCCACAACTTGCCGAAATTCGTAAGGCAATGGACAAAATGGGCGCTGAAAAATGGGGTGCAAAGTGGCCACAGGTTAAGAAAGAAATCGAAACCAAAGATCGCGGTGCTTTGCATGACGGGGATACCAAAGCCGACTATGAAGGTTATGCGGGTAATTTCTTTATCTCAGCGCGTAATAAAACCCGCCCTACCATTTTTGACCGTGATGGTAAAACCCCGTTAGTTCAGGCAGATGGTCGCCCCTATGCAGGTTGCTACGTGAACGCTGCCGTTGAGCTTTGGTGCCAAGACAACAATTACGGCAAGCGCATCAATGCGTCGCTTCGCGGGGTGCAATTTGTACGTGATGGTGAAGCCTTCGCAGGCGGCGGTGTTGCTTCTGAAGATGACTTTGAAGATCTGAGCAGCGAGAGCCTAGAAGAAGATCCAATGTTTGGATAGTGATGTGAGTCCGCCTGTACGCCTTAAAAAGCGGTAATTCGACAAGCCGTGAGTGTTGAAGCAGGAAATAACCGCGGCAGTAATTAATACGTTCCCCTATTTCCGCGTAGGTAATTACCGAGGCCACTGCGTCAGTGTGGTTCCAATCCTAATATCAGGAAAACAAAAATGAGCCAGATTCCAACCGATGTACCAAATTTCATTGGCGACCTAAATGCAGGAATTTTCGAAAAGCAATTAGGCGCTGTACTTTCTGACGTCGCCGCTGGCGTTGTGCTGAACAACAAACAAGGTGAAGTCACAATCAAGCTCAAGATCAAACAGATCTCAGACACACAGCAAGTCAATATCTCGCATTCGATTGACTACAAAACCCCAACCGCAAAAGGCCATCGTACTGAGTTGTCAGAAGGTGCAACGCCAATGCACGTGTTACGCGGTGGCAAGATTTCTTTAATGCCTGAAAAAGTCCGTACAACCGACTACATCGACTAACCCACCCCATTAATCACAAAGAGACAATAAACATGGAACCACAATCTATTGAAAAAATCGTGTCATTGGCTATTGCAGCTCAAGGGCACATGCCGATCAAGGTTGATAGCACCGCATCAATCGCCATTATCCCTAACGATTTTGGTTTACACAGCACTGAAAAGTTTAATCAAAACCGTGATCGTTTCCGTGGACGATTTACAACATTCAGTATCGAAGCCTTTATCGCGTATGTCTCAGATCGCCAAATCGAAGGCATTAAGTCTTTTATTAGCACTAACAATGGCCTATCTGCTGAAACCGTTTTTAATATTGGTGACAAAAATACGCCAGGACATGCAGACGATTTAGCAATCTTATCTTTAGAAAAACAGCCTGAGTTTCAAGCTTTAGAGCGTGTAAACGGTAAGCGTTTTTCTCAACAAGACGTTATCGACTGGTTTGACGATTGGGCTGATTTTGTCAGTGCACGCAATGATCAAGGCGAAATTCCTTTTGAAAAGGCGGTTCGTGCTTTGCGTAAAGTCAGTATTGGCCGCAGCCGTGACGTCGATAGTAATGTGCGAGATATGGGCGTGACACTAAGCGTAACGGAACAGGCAGAAGCCAAAGGCGTTGACGAAGATTTGCCAGTTTATTTTGTGGTTAAAACCGAAAGCTTTAAAGGCTTACCTGTTGAAGAACTGAAACTTTCATTGCGTATTTCTGTTTCTGATGACGTTCCTACTTTCATTTTGCGTTTCATTGGTGAAGACGCACACACCCAGCGCCGATCTAATCAATTCATTGAAATTTTAGAAAATCGCTTAAAAGGCTTAGGCGAATTCTACCAAGGTGCTTTCAAAGCATAAGACAAATAGCATCCCGCTTTTTGCGGGTTGCTTTGGAAAGTGAATGTATTGCTGACCCTCTGCGTTCACTTTACCAAAGCAATTTATAAGGATTGTGACTCATGGATCTAATAGATGCTCAAAACCTTGTTCTATCACAAATGGGAAAAGATTGGCGCTCTATGTTCGTGCCTGATGAACTAAAAGATCAGTTTCACAAAGGTCAGCTTACATATTTCTCGGTTTATCAAGGGCTTTTTGAAAAAGGATTAATCGAAAGACGTGTTATCTGGTTAGGCGCTAAAAAAGACGTTCTTGAAAACTATGTCGAAGAAATATTTTTAGATCCTCAAGCAAAAAACTACCGTGGCTATTCTTTTGAATACAGACCTAAAGAACATATAAACATGACGACCTCTACCCTCTATCTAGATCTGGAAACATACTGCGAAACGCCAATTAAAAACGGCACACACGCTTATGCAGAAAATGCCGAAATCATGGTATTTGCATGGGCATTAAATGACGGGCCTGTGCATGTTGAAGATTGGACAAACTACAAGCCGTCTAAAGAACTTTTATGTCATCTAAGTATCCCAAGCCTTAAGCTCGTTGCTCATAACTCGGGCTTTGACCGCACAGTATTACGCCATGCAATGCCTAGTCACCCTTTAGCTATTGAGCGTTGGGAAGATACGATGGTTCAAGCCTTGAGCCATTCGTTACCTGGTGCGCTAGATACGCTTTGCGATATTTTCAGAATCGATCAGGACAAAGTAAAAGACAAAGCCGGTAAGCAATTGATCCAGCTTTTCTGCAAACCGCGTCCAGCAAATCAGAAGATTCGCCGCGCAACACGCGAAACACATCCGGTCGAATGGGCACGTTTCCTTGAGTACGCGAAAAACGATATTTTGGCAATGCGCGAATTGCACAAGAAGATACCGAAGTGGAACTATCGCGGGGCTGAATTAGCGCTTTGGCACCTTGACCAGAAAATCAATGATCGTGGTGTTTGTATTGATCTTGAGCTAGTTGAATCTGCAATTGAGGCAGTTGAAAAAGCACAAAAAGGATTGGCCAAGTGCACGGTTGCCTTAACCGACGGTGAGGTGCAAGCTGCTACCCAGCGTGACGCTATGCTCAAACATATCCTTGAAGCGCACGGTGTTTCATTGCCAGACATGCAAAAAGCTACGCTTGAACGCCGCATGAATGACGAGGCTTTGCCGATTGCAGTGCGCGAATTGCTTGCAATCCGTTTACAGGCATCAACCACCAGTACAGCTAAATATAAAGCGCTGATCAAAGGGACCAGTTCAGACGGCCGTCTGCGCGGAACGCTTCAGTTTAATGGTGCATCTCGCACAGGACGTTGGGCCGGTCGATTATTTCAGCCGCAAAACTTGCCACGTCCTGCACTCAAGCAAGATGTCATTGACCAAGGCATCGAAACATTAAAAATCGGCTGTGCAGATATGTTTTATGAAAACGTCATGGAACTGACCAGTTCTGCAATCCGTGGCTGTATCTGTGCGCCAGAAGGCAAAAAGCTTGTTGTTGCCGATCTATCAAACATCGAAGGCCGCGCACTGGCATGGCTTGCCGATGAGACATGGAAGATCAAAGCGTTTTATGATTTCGACGCAGGCAAAGGACATGATCTTTATAAATTGGCTTATGCAAAATCGTTTGGCGTATCGCCTGAGAACGTCGATAAAGAACAACGCCAAGTGGGAAAAGTCCAAGAATTAGCCTTAGGTTACGAAGGCGGTGTCGGTGCATTTTTAACATTCGCCGCAGCCTACGGTCTAGACCTTGACGACATGGCGGTTCAGGCATTTGACAGTATTGAACCATCCATCATGAACGAAGCAATTCGCGCTTGGGAATGGCACAAGAAAGAACGTCGCACTACCTTTGGCTTAAAGAAAAACACTTGGCTTGTTTGTGATTCGTTCAAACGCTCATGGCGCTATGCGCATCCAAACATCTTTGCGTGGTGGTCCGAGTTGAAGGACGCAGCAATCAAAGCACTACGCTCGCCGGGCATGCCTTTCCCATGTCGCAAAGTGACATTTATTAAAAAAGGCTCTTGGCTCTTGATCAAATTGCCAAGTGGTCGATTCCTTTGCTATCCGAGTGCAAAAGCAGAAGACGGCAAAATCTCATACATGGGCAATAACCAGTACACACGTAAATGGGAACGCCTTTATACCTATGGCGGCAAGTTTGCCGAGAACATTACACAGGCCGTTGCACGTGATGTGCTTGGCGTAAACATGCCGCTAATTGAAAGCTCAGGCTACGAACTGGATTTAACGGTTCACGATGAAGTGATTACCGAAGCCGATGACGTACCTGAATACAACCACGAACACTTATCTAGCTTGCTTGCGACCAATCCCGAATGGGCGCTTGATCTGCCTTTGGCAGCAGCAGGCTTTGAATCTTATCGATACAAGAAGGACTAACGCCATGAACTTAAATTTTGAAGTTCCACTTATTCTATTAAAGTCAGCATTGGTTTGTGCCGCAAAAAACGATACACGTTTTTATCTCAATGGTGTTGCTATTGATCAAGGGCATATTGTAGCTACAGATGGTCATCGCATGTTTTATGCGCCTTTAGAATCTGTTAATGAATTGCCACAGATCATTATTCCAAGAGAGGCAATCGAATTTATTGCGAAAAAAACAACTGGAATTGGTAAAAAAGATCCTGAGAAAGTAAATATAAAAATTCATATTAATGGAAACAAAGGCACCTTGAATGTTCTTGATTGCACAGAGTCTTTTACTCTCATAGACGGCAAGTTTCCAGAATGGAAGAGAATCATCCCTAAATCTGCTATGCAAAAGTACGATGGTCAAACGCTAATGTTTAATTGGCAATACATGGCGGATTTTCAAAAAATCGCAAAATTACTAGGGTGTAAACATAGTGGCGTTGAACTTTCACCAAGCAGTATTAACACACAGGCCGCGATTATAGATTTTTTACATCCGTATTTTCCTTGTAATGGCGTTCTTATGCCTATGCGCCGCTAAATATGCGCGAATCCAAAATTGAAAAAACACTGGTCAAGTGCGTACAGGCACTTGGCGGTGAAGTCCGCAAAGTTAAGTGGATTGGGCGTAACTCAGCGCCCGACCGCATTGTGATGTTACCAGAATTGACGTTTTGGGCAGAGCTAAAAGCACCAGGCGAAAAACCGACAGCAGCCCAAGAACGCGAACACGAACGCATGCGCCGCATGGGCCAACGCGTTGAGATAATTGACAGCATAGAGCGAATTGAGGAGTTATTAGGATGAATTTTACAAACAAGGAAAAAGTTGCTTGCCCGAAAATAAATGAGATTGAGCAAGAAACTATTCAATTCATTAATACAAACAATGTTGCTTATACGCGCCAAATGTACCGCGCGCTTTGCGTTAAGAGTAAAGGACTAAGTCTGAATAAATTTAGAAAATTACTTCAGGGGCTAAGTGACAAACAAGTTATTAAATTTATTCCTGCACTACAAAACGGATTATCCGCTTGGGGTGCAGATAAGGCAGGTGAAAAATGAATAAGATGCCCCATGAACAATTCTTGTTAAATAAATTAGCTGAAGAATCTAGTGAAATCGCTCAAATCGCTTTAAAAACTGCTCAATTTGGAATGACAGAAAAACACCCCGATTTGCCATTGAACAATCTAGAGCGAATCCAAGTCGAATTAAACGATCTTCTTGCCGTAGTCGATGAACTCAACACATGGTGCAATTTTGGGTTTCGACCAAACTACGCAGCAAAAATAAACAAAATCGAGAAGTTGAATAGGTATCTAGGTTATTCAATTCGTCTAGGAAAAGTTGAAAATGTGCCCGCAATATTTGGTGAATCTGGGCCTCAACAATGACAGCCCGTGAATTCAAACCCCGACCACTGCAAACGATGATCATAGATTTTATTCTTGATCATCCGCGTTGCGCGATTTATAGCGGCATGGGTACAGGCAAAACGTCTGCCACCCTCACCGCTCTGGATATTCTCAGCCTTATCGAACCCGGTGCGACCTTAGTGATTGCCCCGCTGCTTGTTGCAAACCAAACATGGCCAGACGAAGTGAAGAAATGGTGTCATCTTCAAGATGTGAAGATCATCCCGATCATCGGCAAACCTGAACAACGTGTGCGCGCACTAAAAACCAAAGCAGATATTTACACGATCAACTATGAAAACCTCCCATGGCTCGTGTCGTTTCTCAGCACGGATTGGTTTTTTACCAAAGTGGTTGCGGATGAAAGCACCAAGCTTAAAGGTTTTCGCGTCAGCCAAGGATCTGTTCGCGCCCGTGCGTTGAGTAAGGTTGCTCATACGAAAGTGAAGCGATTCATTGAACTCACTGGTACGCCTTCACCGAACGGCATTAAAGATCTTTGGGGGCAATCTTGGTTTTTAGATCGCGGTGAAAGATTAGGCACAAGCTTTACAGCTTTTACAGATCGTTGGTTTCAGTCGGTTTCTGTTGGCGCAGATCGTAACGCCATTCAATTAGTGCCTTTTGAACATAGTCAAAAGGAAATCCAAGACAAGTTAAAAGATATCTGCATTAGTATTGAAGCAAAGGATTATTTTGATATCAAAGAACCAATTACAACCACTCTTGAGGTTGAGTTAAAAGGCAAAGCGCGCAAGCTGTATGACGATATGGAAAAAGAAATGTTCATTGAGTTATCTAATTCGATTGAAGTCGAAGCGTTTAATGCCGCGTCTAAAACCATGAAGTGCTTGCAGATTGCCAGTGGCGCTGTGTACACGGATGAAAGCGGATCCTATGAATCCGTTCACGATCTAAAAATTCAAGCTTTGGAATCGGTGATTGAAGAAGCAGCAGGAATGCCTGTCTTAGTTTCTTATCATTTCAAATCTGATCTAGCTAGGTTGCTTAAGGCTTTCCCGCAAGGCAAGCATCTAAACAAAGATCCGCAAATCATTCGCGACTGGAATGCAGGCAAAATTCCTGTTCTATTTGCCCATCCAGCCAGTGCAGGCCACGGGCTGAATCTACAAGACGGTGGGAATATCTTGGTGTTCTTTTCGCACTGGTGGGATCTTGAGCAATACCAACAGATCGTTGAACGAATTGGACCAACACGCCAAGCGCAAGCAGGACATAATCGCCCTGTATTTATCTATCACATTGTGGCTAAAGGCACAATGGACGAAATCGTTATGGAACGCCGCGAATCAAAACGCGAAGTACAAGACCTACTAATGGAGGCTATGAAAAAGAAATGTGCATAGAAAAAGATAATTCAGAATTACCCGAAGAAATTTTAATTAGTATTGGCGAGGTGGCTTAGATGGGAAAATTTACAATGGTGGTCGAATCCGATTTACCGCCACAAATATATTTAAACGATATCATCCCGAATGTGGGCAAAGTCGTTGAACTTAAAGCTGAAGAATTGCCGAAGCGTGTTTCGGCAGCATGGCTAGAAGAGCGATACCCTTTTTCTAGAAAATTAATCATCGAAAAGCTTAGGCCCTTTAATAAGGGTTCAGATACAAAACATTCGTATGACCCTAAAGAAGTAGTACCGATTATGGACGATATGAATCTTGAAAAAGCTAAAAGACAATCAAGACGTAGAAATTGA